AAGCAAGGCGGCATCGAATGTATCGAGGCGATGAAAGTGGCTTTAGGCGGCGGCTTTCTTGGCTACCTTCGCGGCAACGCGATAAAGTACCTTTGGCGGTACAAGGAAAAAGGCGGCGTTGATGACTTGCGTAAGTCGGCGTGGTATTTGGATCGATTGTTCAAGGAGGTGGGCGAAGCGAGTGGGGCGAATGATAAGCCGGTGGCAGTCAAGCGATACCGAACGCCGACGCTAGCCGACTTAGCTAACGGGCCGATTGCGTGCGAGTTTCGAGACTCAGACGAAGAGCATTGGCGAAGCGGTTTTTTGGTTCACATCCTTAATGGGGCTATTCCGTTTCTTTGCGTCAATGAACACCAAGAGTTAAGCGGTCAGTGGGACCAATGCCGAATCGAGGTGGGCGAATGAGCGACAAGGCAACACCAAGATCTGTGTCTATTACGTTCGAGCCTCAAGACGTGATGAAGCTTGAGCCACTAGGCCAAGACACGATCAAGCTTACTTCCCCGAGGATTAACTTCGGTGAGCCTCAAGAAATCAAAGTCACCTACGAGTGGCAACCTAACCCGATTTTCTACGTCGGGCGCAAGGTGCGAATCGAGGGCGTTTTGTGCGAGGTTTGCTCGGTCGAAAAAGATGGGTCGATTACAATTCAAAGAATTGAGGAGGTGGGCGAATGACACGCAAAGAATTTATCGAGTACCTTGAGGGTCTTCGCCTTGAAGCAATAAGCCGAATGAATAAGATAATACCAACTGGTGACGCAGATTCAGCTAACTACCAGCTGGGTAAATCCGTTGCCTATCGTACCGCGATTGAAAAACTTAAAGAAAAAAAGGAAAGCGAAGCGGGCGAATGAAACTCAGGCAAGCTAAAAAAATCGGTAGGCGTGCTATGTGGGGCCGGAAAGCGGACGATTATCGCAACCGCATTAAACAAACGACCTACGCCAAGGCCCTTGACTGCGGCTATCAAATTGTTCGCAGGGCGATTAGAGCCAACCGCAAGCGACGAAAGGAGACTGGCGAATGATCTACCTAGGCATTGACCCTGGGCCGGTCGAAAGTGCGTTTGTTTGGTGGGATGCTGTAGCCGAAAAGGTTATCAGGCTTGAATCGATTCCGGTGTTCAAGCTTGGCTCGTTTGAAATCGGGCCGTTGCTCAAGGGTGTCGACCACGTTTCGATTGAATGGATTGAGTGTTTCGGAATGGCGGTAGGCCAAGAGACATTTCGCACAGTGGCGGGCATTGGCTGGTTTGCGTCGCTCTTGTACGATCGCAGTTGGCACTTGCGCCTTGTCCCGCGTCGAGCGGTCAAACTACACCTGTGCAACTCGATGAAAGCCAAGGATGCCAACGTCCGGCAGGCCCTTATCGATCGCTTCGGGCCAGTAGGGACCAAGAAGCAACCCGGCAAGCTCTACGGCGTGGCGACCCACTATTGGGCGGCTCTTGGCGTGGCGGTGTACTCGGCGGATGTTTTTGACCCCGGGCAGTTTTGGATCGAGGATCTACGGAACCCAGGAGGCAAATAATGGAACGCAAGAACATTTCCCAGCCCGAGGAGGCTTGGGCGGCATGGAACAGGCAAGCGGCGGCGATGGACATGACGCTGAGCGGGCTGATTTTTGAGGCTATGAACGAGCATCTTGGGCTATTCCTGCCTCGCAAAACCAAAAGGCGGCCAAAGTCCAAGCCGGTGGCTAGGAAGCGGCAAAAGCGAAATTCGGGCCCCCGGTGATTGTCAAGCCCCTTGACGGTGGATAAGATGTTGGAAAGGAGAAAACCATGAACTTAGGCGAACTTGTCAAAAGCAAGCGATTTTGGGCGGCGGCGGCTACGATTGCCGTGGTTGTTTTGAAGGATCGCGTACCACTTAGCGAAGATCAGATACAGCAACTTGTTTGGGTTATCGGAGCTTGGATCGTTGGCGATTCGGTCCGACCCCTGCCCAAGCCCGATGAGGTGGCAAAGTGACATTTCTTGAGCGATTGCAAACAGCGGCCAAAAACCACGAAGCAACCTTCGCCGAGTGCTACGCCGAAGCAGGCGGGCGACCATTACGGGCTCGCCTAAAGCTAGGCAAGCGGCTTTTTGTTTCGTTCCGCAGCGAGGGTAGTTACGCTCTTGACCCGGCCACAATTGCGATGATTTTCGCCCTTATCAAACTCGCTATTGAGGTCTGGAAATGGGCCAAAGACAACGGCTATCTTAAAGGCTACGATTACCAAGCGGCCCCTACGCAATCCATGCTATTGGCAGCCTATAACGCAGGCGAATACCCTGAAACGATGGCGGTTCCGGCCATGCTGAATGACATGCTTGACGACGCAATTGACGAAGGCGACGACGAATAACCCCCCCTAGCCAACCCGAACACTTCCGATGTATAGGGCTCGGCGAGTTGGCAGGGGGGCGAAACGGAGAGACGGATGGCAGCGAAAAAAGACAATTGGATTCCTTGGGTAATCATTGGGGGCTTGGTCCTCTACGTGGTCAACCAACAACCAAAGGGAGGGGGTGATCCTAATTCATCGGGGGTAACGGCCGTGGTCCGGTCGACGATCCCATCAATCAGGGCGGCGTACAAGCAAGCTTTCCTTGATGCGGCAGCGAAGATCGAAGCGGGCGAAATCGCCAATCAAGAGCAATGGACGAAATTTATTGCCGACAATGCAGGCGGCAAGAATCGCGAAGCATTAGACAAGGTTTACACGGCGATCGATGAGCTAAAATTGCCGGTGGCGTTTGCGGGCAAGGAAAAAGAGTTGGCGGAAATCAATCGAGAAATAGCGGGGGCGTGGTAACATGGATTGCAAAGAACTAGACCAAAGAAACAGGGAAAGGCTCAACGAAATTGTTTACCCGCTTATTTTCATTTCTATTGTGATAGGGGTTGCATCCTTTGCTGCTGGCGCTTGGTCTGCGGGCGAACAAAATCAGCGACTTCAAAGACTTGAGCGAATCAACGGCATCGACGAAATCGGGAGGCGGAAGTAATGGCAGAAGCCAGGGCCCCAATCACCAGACCGGCACAGGCCGAAAGCATCGTTTGCGCGGAATCCTCAGAGGTCCATAGCGCGCTGGCCGTAAGGGCTTTTGAGTCAATCGTGATGGTTATTGTCGTTTTGTCCGTGGCAGTTTGCGGCTTGGCTGGGGTGGTGGCGTTAACATCGCAAGAAAACGGGCGGCTCCAAGGGGAGTTGAGCCGGGCGGATTCGGAGCTCAGGAGGATGAGGAGCAACTAACATGACTGAAATCGGACTAATCACTTGGTACATCGTTCAGTTGGTCCTATGGGCAGGGCCTTTCGGCGTGGGGGCGTTTCTGGCGGTGCTTTCGGCAGGCAGTGCCTACGTTGGCTATCTTATCGGAGGGCGTGGCAAGTGATTGCAGAAATCATGTGGGACTGGGTTTATACGGGCGTAGTGGTTTGGGCCATCATCGCGGCGATCCCGTTGGCCTTGCTTGCTGTAATCGGCTTGATTTACGCGGCTTGTCTCAGGGGAGCTTATTTCGTCGATTGGTTGCAATCCGTGCGAAATCGATGGCAGGATCATTCCTATCGGCAAGCAAAGGCAAAGAACGATAGGCCGATGGGGGCCCAAAAGCTCGATCATATCAAATACGATATACTGCCCGATGGCACGCTAGGCCCAGGAGATCCAAGAGGGCTGGAGGATCCGGAATGAAGCGGGCAAGGCGGTATGCAGCTAGGGTGGTTTTGTTTGTGTTGCTTTTTGCAGCGTTTCCGTTTGCGATAATCAAGATCTTCGCAGATGCGCTGTTTGATTTTGTCGTCAATCCAATGCTCGACGGCTTGGAGGTAATCGCAGACGATGAGTGATTTTTTCACCGGCTACGACCCCACAATCGAGAACCGCGATGAGATTCGAGCGACATCGACCGAGCTTGGGTTTCGCGTCGGCGATTACGAGGCTCCGGAGGAAATCGACTTCCGGAAGCTTATCAGGCACGACGACCAATCGCGGATGAATTCCTGCGGGGCGTTCGGTAATACCAGTTGCGGCGAGGGCCTTTGGGCGTTGTCTCACGGAGCGATCAGCGAAGAGCGGCAGTTCTCCCCTACGTTTACCTACATCGAAACGCAAAGGAGAGACGGTAACGGGCTGTTCGGTGTTGATCGAGGATCGACGGTAAGCGGCGGGCTTTGGGTTAGTACAAACATCGGCTATTTGCCATACAAGCACTTGCCATATTCGACTCCGTACCCGCGAAATGCCAAGACGCTTATCACTGACGAAATGCGAACGCTTGCAAGCCCCTTTAAGATCCGCTCGCATACCTGGTTGGATTCGTATGACGCAATCAAAAACTACTTCGCTTCGGGCGTAGGACTCGGCTTTGCTGGCACTCTTTGGAATGGCTCATTCTATTCGCCAAACAAGGTTCTTGAGTCGGTCAACTTGCGAAGCGGCGGCGGCCATGCTTATTGCTTGGCGGGCTACTCGAAACGCAAAGATTCCAGGGGCCGAAACTATATTTGGCGGCTAAATAGTCACGGCAACGACTCATGGACCGAGATTGCCCCCTCAGTTATCGATCAGCTCTGCCGACACGAATACACATCGATCGTCGGCGTATCGGATTTGTCGACGCCGGGGCCAAGGGCGGTATCTTGGATGCAATCGAGGCCACTAGGATGATTACCGAACAAATGTACCTGAATGAACTGAAAAAAGTCGCGATGAACCCAAGCCAGTGGGTAAAGGCAACCTCAAGCTATCCATTGAGGCCAGCGGGCTTTGACAAACCGATTGAAAGCGAAGGAATCAAGTACGCAGCCGTATGCCGAAAGTATTCGCGATGGGTTGTAAATGGGCGTATCATTGAACCGGGAGATCCGGCAGAGCCAAAGCCGCAACCGATTTTTATGGATCAACCTCGGCGTAGTATTTTGGTGGCGATATGACAGAAAAAGGGAGTCCAATCTTGTTGATACTTGCACTTGGTTTGCTTTATTGGGCGTCGATTCCGAGCGTTCCGAACCCTACGCAATGCGACTTGCTGGACTCGACGCCGTTGATTGAGGAAGTCGCGAAAGTTGAGTTTATCGCTCCCCCAAAGGAACCGGACCCCACGCCAAGCCCCTCGGACAAGCCACACGAGGCAGTGAAGCGCGAAATCCTGGTTTTCCTAGCCCCCAAAGATCAAAAGTGCGAACCTTGCGACCGATGGAAGCGGTGCGAAATGCAGCGTTTCATGGATGCTAAATGGGAGGTTGCTATTTTCGATGAGCCTCACAGCTACGGGCGAACGCCGACATTCGAGCTAAAATCAGGCGATAAAAAGGCAACCTTGACAGGCTACACGACCCTAGAGCAAGCAGCGGAGGCGTTGAGATGAGTTGGTTTTTCTTGGCTCAATTGACGAGCAACGACACTTCGATCATCGCCATCGGAACAGCAATTGCCGGGGCTTTGACCTCGGCGAACGTGTACCAATACTTACTGAGTCGCAAAGACTACGAAGAATGCCGATCGGACAGGCAGAGACTCGGCGAAAAGATCGAATCACTACAGGCTGAAATGGTCAAGCTAGCTAGAGGGGGCGAACAATGACATACAGAAAAGCAATCGAATCTATCAGCGATTGGCAGGAAATGACCGACGCGGGCGTTATCGCAGCGGCCAAAGCGAAATCGTTCCTTTACGTCGACTCTGATCGATGGACCCTGCTTGGTATCGCTCAGATCATCGGGCCGACCGAAGTGACGGCGTTTATTGCCTTTTGCGAATCGATAGGTTTTGGCTGGATTGCGACCCAGGCAGCCGGCTCAGGGCTACCGATTGGCGATCCGGTTTTCAACGCTCAATTGCTGGCGATTCCGGACCAGCGTTGCCAAGCAATAGCAGCGGCAGGGCGGCGATACATCTCCCCCTGCGAGCGGTTTGGAGTCGTTGAAAACGATACGGCAATTCAGGCAGCAATCAGCCTTTTGAGGCTCGAAATCGATCGAAAGGCAATCCGAAAAGAGGGGTCGGATACCTACAATGCTTTTTGCCAAATAGTCGACCAATGGGACGGAACGGGCGAAAGGCCGAGTTTGTGCGCGAATGGCAATTTCTAGAATTAGCTCGGCTACCAATAACGGAACAGGCGTTACCCTTGG